CTTTAATTTTCACTCGCGCAACGGCTCATCGGTCACGAACGGGGGTTTGTGATGTCCACGAAGACGCGGCCTGCGCCGCCTACTAATGCGAAGTCGCTTGAGCAGCATTTGCGTGATGGTTCGTTTGTTCCGTCGCGGCATCAGCATTTGTTGGAGGCTGTTGATGGCACTGTTGCTCAGTGGCAGGCCAGGTCGGTTCGTCAGGGTGGGAAGATGTTGCCTGCTGAGCACTTTGAAACGTGGTGTAAGCAGTACATCAAGCACACTGTTGGCCGTTGGTTTGGGGAGCCGTTTACGCTCGAGCCGTGGCAGCGTACTTTGGTTGCTGAGTTGTTGGCTGTGGGTAAGGATGGCCGGCGGAAGACTCGGCAGGCCCTTGTTGGGTTGCCGCGTAAGAATGGCAAGTCGAGCTTGTTGAGTGCTTTGGCTTTGTATTTTGCTTCGATTGAGGGTGAGCATGCCCCTGACGTGATTATCGCCGCGGGTTCGCGTGAGCAGGCTGCGGTTGTGTTCGATCAGGCGCGTGCGTTTGCTGCAAGCGATCCGATTATTGACTTGTGGTTTGAGCAGCAGCGCTTCGTAATGAAGTGCGCTGAATCAAATGGGCTCATTCGTAGAATTGCAGCTGACGGCAAGCTGCAACATGGCTTGAATCCCGAAATTGTGATTGTTGACGAGCTGCACAGTTTCTCAACGCCGCGGCAGGTTGAGTTGTGGGCTGCGATGCAAACCGCGACAGGGGCCCGTGAACTTCCGTTGACTTGCAGCATCACTACTGCCGGCTACGACAAGACCACAATTCTAGGGCAGCTTTTTAAGGCGGCGATTGACTTGCCGCAGCTCGAGGCCCGCAACGACGGCTCGCTGTTGTTTGCCCGCGACGAGGACAGTGGGTTCCTCTTCTATTGGTATTCGGTTCCCGAAGGCACTGACATTGAGGACGAGGCCGCGTGGATGCGCGCTAATCCTGCGTCTTGGGTGACGACTGACACTCTTCGCCAGCAGTTTGAATCACCAAGCCTTGACGAATCTAGCTTCAGGCGCCTGCATCTTAATCAGTGGACTGTGACGCGCACCGCCTGGCTGCCCGCTGGCTGCTGGGACGGCATGCTAGACGCAACAGCAACACCTGAGCCTGGGCAAACGATTTACGTGGGCGTCGATGTTGGCTTGGTGCACGATTGCACGGCTGTGTCGATCGCGTGGGTGCGAGACAACACGGTGTGCGTTCAATCGCATGTCTTTAGTGCTGTGGCTGACGTGCCGGCGCATGAGTACTACGACACGGGCCGCATTGACCTCGAGGACGTTGAAAACTACATTCGGGACCTTGCTGACAAGTACCACGTCGCTGAGCTCGTCTTTGACCCAAGGTTCTTTGAACGCAGTGCCCAGGCACTAAGTGCTGAGGGCTTGACGGTCGCTCCGCTGCACCAATCGAGCGCGGCAATGAGTGACGCTTACCAAGAGTTCTACGCAAGCGCACGTGAAGGCCGCATTCGGCATGACGGTGACCCTGTTCTCAGTGAGCACGTTGCCGCAACCGCCGCAAAACAGACACCTAGGGGCTGGAAGATCAGCAAGATTGATCAGTCAAAACGAATTGACGCTTGCGTGGCGACCGTAATGGCGCACTGGCGAGCATGGCGATCCGTTGCCGAGGGTGGAGATCAGGGGTTTCTGCTTTGAAAATCGTTGGATTGTGCTCGTTCTATGACGAGTCACCAACGTGGCTTGCTGCTTGCGTCGCCGGCGCCGCCCGCATCTGCGATCACCTTGTGTTCGTTGACGGCGCTTACTTCCTTTACGACAAGGACGGCGCAAGCTCAGGGGTTGAATCGCATGATGCGATCGCTCGCGCTTGTCATGCAGCTGGTGTTGGGTACACGCTGCATGTTCCTGACGGCTGCTGGATGGGCAATGAGGTTGAGAAACGCGCGTTTATGTTTCAGCTCGCGGAGCAGATCACTACCGAGCAGGATTGGTACCTGATTCTTGACGCGGACATGATTGTTACGAGCGTTGAGCGTGAGCTTGTGCGTCTTGATCTTGACGCAACTAAGTTGGATGCAATGAACATTGAAGTCTTGGAGCGCACCGATGTGTACGCCTTGGGCGGCCATCCTGCTGGCGCGAACAGCAACACATTCTCATTTAGAGGGCTGTTTCGAGCGCTACGTGGTTTGACTGTGAAAGGCGCGCACTATGTGTACGCGCATCCTGATGCTGCAGCTCGCTTTGGGTGGCGTGCTTTGTGGGGGCCGCACACGCATTTTGATGTTGCGCCGGCTGGTGACACGCCAATCACTGTTGAGCATTGGAGTAAGTGGCGAACGGGGGAGCGCGCTGAAGCCGCTTGGGATTACTACCGGCTGCGTGATCAGCTGAACGTTGAGTCGATTACTAGCAATCACATTGAAACCGTTGATGGCAGCACTGCCGAACTGACTTAGGAGACAAATTGCCTACTTGGATGATGCGACTCGTATGGAAAGTGCGAGGCAAACGCCTAGTGCGTTTGCACCTGGTGGATAATTTGCCGAGCGTTGAGGGCATTCTTGCTGGCTGCTGGGGCGGTCACTACATCGTTTTGACACCTAACGTTCTTTCAGATGGTGACAACAAGCTCAGTGGTCATGCTGAGGTTCCAACTGAGCGCGTGGTGCTTGTTCAGGTGCTTCCATGAGGTTCGCTACAGCACAAGGTGATCGGGAACTAAGGTTCGCTGAGTTTGGGTCTTCCGCAGTACCAGCGCCCTTGTCGCGCATTGGTGGCGCGCTTGGAATGAACGTCACGTCCGCGCAGGCCATCGGGTTGCCTGCCGTCATCGCTTGCATTCGAATCGTGTCCGAAACAATTGCGGCAATGCCCTTGAAGGTGTACTCAGCGGACCGTGAGCCCGCAGTTGATAGCACGCAGTGGCGGTTGTTGCATGACGCCCCCAATGAAGATCAAACCTCATTTGATTTCATGGCGGACATTAGTGCTTCGATTGAGGGTTACGGCAACGCTTACATTCACAAGATTCGTTCCCGCGGTCAGGTTGTTGAAATGCGTTGCATTCCCGCACCTAACGTGCGTGTCCGTCAGGACCCTAAGAGCCAGGCGCTGCTTTATGACATTCGTTTGCCGCAAGGTCAGCTCACTAACTTAACTCGCGCTGACGTTCTGCACATTCGTGGCTTTAGCGTCAACGCAAAGGCCGTTGCCCCAAGCCCAATTGAGCAGCATCGTGAAACGCTAGGCACAATCGTTGCGCTAACACGCTTCCAAAACGCCTTTTTCACTAATGATGCTCGACCAGGTGTTGTGTTGAAAATGCCTAACAGCATGACTAAGGAGCAGGCAAGGGAAACTGCTGACCTTTGGGATGATCAGCACGCTGGTGCTGGGTCCGCGCATCGTACCGCTGTGCTTGGTGGCGGCGCTGACGTTGTAACGCTCCCAATTAGTCTTGTTGACGCTGAGTTCATTGCCGGTCAACGGTTTGGCATGGAACAAATTGCCCGCATCTTTAACGTGCCTAGCGTCTTAATTACTGAGCCGCACACTAGGCCGCAAAGCACTGATGATGTTGCCGAACACTTCCTAAAGTTTTCGCTCGCACCGCGCCTACGACGCATCGAACACGCATTCGCTGCCGACAAACAGCTCTTTGGACCAAAGGCCGGCGATCTGCATCCCGAGTTTCTTGCGGACGCCATTCTTCGCCCCGCAACCAGTGCCCGTTACTCAGCTTACGTGCAAGCACGTCAAGCAGGTTGGGTTACAGCCAATGAGATTCGTGGCCTCGAAAACCTTAAGCCACTTGATCAGCCTGGCGCCAACGACTTGCAAGCAACACCTGTGGGTGGCGCACCAAACCCTGGCTTAACGCCAGACGCGCCACCAGCCGCAGCAATCGATCCCGAACTGTAAGGACACAATCTTTCATGACTGAAAAACGAGCTCCCGTTGAACCAATGCCCGCTGAAGTGATGCCTGCTGACGTTGGGCAGCCCGAGGACGATGCTGCTGACGCAGCTATCGCTTCGTGTGTTGACACGCTTACGCAACATGTTGCTGCCGCAGCCTATGAACTTGAGCAGCTGCAATCCCTAGTTGCCGCTGATGCTGCCCTTGACACAACTGATGATGCTGCTGAAGGTGAAGTAGCGCCGCGGTCATCGTCTTTGACTGTTGAAAAGCGTGACGGTTCAAGCGTGAGCCTTCGCACAATGAGCGGTGAGCTTCGTACCGTGCAGCTAGAAGAAACACGATCAATGACGGCACCTATTACGGTTGATGAAACAGCTCAGGTTGATGGCCCACCTGTGTTTCGTGGTCATGCCGCCGTGTTTGACATGGAATCGCAGGATCTTGGTGGGTTTCGGGAAACTATTGCTCGAGGCGCGTTTCGTAAGGCAATTGACGCAAACCAAGACACCGTTGCGTTGTTTAACCATGACCCAAACTTTGTTCTCGGTCGCACAACAAACAACACGTTGACGTTGCGTGAAGATCCACGTGGCTTGCATGCTGAGTTTGAAGCGCCGGACACCACGTTTGCACGTGACATTCGTGAGCTCGTTCGTCGCGGTGACGTGTCGCAAATGAGCTTCGCGTTCACGGTCGCTAAGGATGACTGGCAAGAACGGTCGGATGGTTCGATTGTTCGCCGCGTCCTTGAGGTCGATCGCTTGCATGACGTGAGCCTCGTTACTTCACCGGCTTACCTACAAACGGATGCGCAAAGCGTTCGAACAGATTTGACTGATGATGCGGACCTAACACTGGAGCCATCCACGGATGCGGCCAATGCCCCTGATTCAGCCCACGAAGCGCGCAAGGCCCAGCTGCTTGAGCAGCAGCAGGGAGCAAAGCGGCGCTTGACGCTCGTTAATGCTAAAAATCGAATGAAAGGTTAGGCTTATGCCTTCCGAAATTACTGAGCTGCGAAGCGCTGTTGAATCAGCGTTTGGTGAGCTTGAAGCTGCCGCGGCCGCAATGGACGCGCCGGCACCTGACGCTGACCTGGATGCTCTTCAGGTTACGTTTGATGAATCAGATAGCGCGCACAAGCGTGCCTGCGATGCTGTGGAACGCGCTGAGCGTGTTGCTGAGGCTCGTAGTGCTCTTCCTGTGCAGGCTGTTGAAGCCGCTGTTGTTGCTGAACCGTTGACGTATGAGGTTCAGGCACCTAACAGCATTTTCCGCGATCTCGTTTCGGCTCAGAAAGGCGATTCCAGTGCTGCTGGCCGTCTTGAGCGCCACATGACTGAGATGCGTGTTGAGCAGCGCACAAGTTCGCTTGACTCAACCGACGCTAACGGCGGGTATCTTGTTCCGCCGCTGTACCTTCAGGAGGAGTTTGTAACTCT